ACTCACCTGGTAAGCACTGGTTGCCTGTTGCATCTACAGGTATACGATAAACACCTGAAGGTTCTTCATACCCCACTGGAGGAGTCCCAGCCCACCAATAATTACCAGAATGATCTTCATCTGAAACATGATTATAAACTAAAGGACCATATCTAAATTTTTCTGCCATATTACTCTCTACTTAATTTCAAACTGTAAATTTTTATGATCGGGATAAGTAACTGCAATATGACCTTCGGGGCAATCATAGTCAATGTATGCAATAAGCGTAGCTGTTCCTTTTGTTACTTTATGTCTATGATCTTCTTTAATCTGCATCTTATAGGCAAAAGTATCAATCTTATCACTTGCGGGTCCCATAAACTTACCAATGCTACTAGTAGCAGGATGCACTATATTATCACTATCTTTTACTGTAAGGGTAAAATCTGTAACAGTACAATCATCTCTATGTTTTTCTCTGGCTACCGTAACCTTAAAGTCGCCATCGACTGGACCATTAGAGATACTAAAATACTCAGGTGCCCAAGTCATTATACTCTTAGATTGTAACTTATCCCAGAGGGTATAACCACCACCAATGAGAGCAAAAGTAGCTGTAACAACTCCAACTCCTTTAGTAATCATTTCAATATCTGGTATTATCATTAATAACTTTCTTTTTTATTTAAAAAATATTTAGCAACGTCAAAATCTAAACCATTGCCATATGCAATTACACAAGCATCACCTGATTCAGGAAAGAATTCAGCTATAGTAAAGCTACCAGTATCAGGATTCACAAAAACATAAATGGGCAACTGTTCCACGTTTCCATTTTCAAATTCAACATCACCAATACCGCCTACAAGAGCATATTCTTTGTGTTTGGTGATAAGTTGTATTAGTTGAACATCTGAGCCGCATTCAATAACCTTAAGTCTCTTCTCTCCTGCAATAGCAGAGAAGCTAAAAAGCAAAATTAATATGGCTGCTAGAAATTTCATTTTCTTCCCCTGTAAAATTTTTTTGGATCGCACAGGGAGTACAATTCAAACTTAAGTCTATTGTAGTCTCCCCTTTAAGGGCTGTCAAGAAATAACCGTGTTTTTTGAAATTTCCCAGTTCGAGGCCGTGTATAGGTGCTACGCAGGGCGGACGCAACAATAGTCCAACTAACCGCCCCCCTACGCAACATTATTACAACATTAGGCTGGAACAAAACGTGAACGCGTCAAACGTTTGACACAAAATAATGCATTTTTTTTCACTTTACCCCTTGATTTATGCGACTAAAAGGCTTATATATTATATATAACTTGATAAGGAGATATCACATGGACGATTTTGATCTTGCAGCTTTGGAAGCAGAAATGGAAGCAATGACAAAAGAAATGTCATTGGAAGAAATTGCAGCAATGGAAAAAGAAATTGCTGATGGCTTCGGTCAATCATTCGACGAAATTTTTGGAGGTTAACTTGAAATGTTTATCAACTATCGCAAACAAGCTAAATGCAAAATGGTTATCTTTGGCGTTCTTTGCATCGCTGGTCTTATTCTTCTTACAGCAGGCATTCGTCTTATGGGTGAAATACATCCTAGCAATATCGGTTTCTGGTTTGCTGGCTCTGCCGCTAGCGTTGGCGTCTTGACTGTTTGCTGGACGATCCTCGGTTTTCTTTTCGCTCTCATTGATTACAAGGAACTTTCATAATGGAACATTTAAAACTGAGCTGGACTTTATATCCAAAAGCTACAGCTATTTGGGCTGCTTTTACTACCTATCTCTATTATCTAATTGGATCAATCTTCTATGGATTGATCTAATCCCCGCTTTTGCTAACCATTACAATGGGTTAGCAGGCGCCGGCCGTTTTGCTCTAACTCATTGATTTCATTGACAAATAAAAATGATAACCCATTGAAAACAAACAAAACTATTTTCACTTTGCCTCTTGATTTTTAGGATAAGAATGCTTATATATAATATATAAGAAAGAAACAATATAAGGAAATAAGAATATGACTACAACTTTTTACACCGCTGGCAAGGTCTGGCATCAAACAAAATTCCAAAACTTGCGTGATAACCTTGGCTTTCCTGTTAAGGCTCGTTGGATCGACTTAACTGACGATTGCGATATCGTTCAGAATCACAAGGATCAGCTTTGGACTCTTTGCTTTGAAGATGTTCGCGATTCTGATTTCGTTCTACTCTATTGCGAAGATATGAACGAAGAACAGCGAGGCGCACTCGTTGAACTTGGAATGGCTTATGGCTTTGGCAAATCTGTCTATGCCGTTGGCACTTGCAAAACAATTCAACCAAACAAGATTTCGGATGTTGCTTTTACTCACTATCCAAAATTCCATTGGTTGCCAACCTCTGACTTGGTTGAAGGCGCAAAGATGGCTTTGCGTATCGAAGAAACTAAAAAACAAATGATTGCTGATATTGAAAAGGATGCTGCATAATGCCTTATATTCCATCAAATCGCCGTGACGAAATTGACAACGAATTGCTCACACAAGGGGCGGGCTGGCAGCCGTCATGCGCTGGTGATCTCAACTGGCTGGTGACAACATTCATCGACAATATGTTGAATGAGCGAGGCATCCGCTATGGTCATGTCAATGAGATGATAGGCGCGCTTGAATGTTGCAAGCTAGAATTATATCGCCGCATTGCTGCACCTTATGAGGATGAGGTCTGCGACAAGAATGGGGATGCCTATTTTAGCCAGCTTCAAGAAACAGGCGCAGATTACTAAGGGTGCGAGAAACGCGGTTAGGCCTGCCCCCTACATACAACGGCAGGCGGGAAATGGGAAGCGCCCTCACAGAAAGGCTTCCCGCCTAGCGCCAGCTGGAACAAAACGTGAACAAACCAAGCCTTGATTGCTAACGTGCATTTAACCCAATGAATACAAGGTCTTAGCCAGCACCGGCGATTTTCGCCTAACCCATTGATTTATAAGGAAAATAAAAATGATAAGTCATTGAAAACATTGAGAAAGAAAATGCGTTTTTTTCACTCTTACCCCTTGATTTTTGGGGTCATAATGCTTATATATAATATATAGAAAGAAACATTAACAGAAAGAATAAACCATGATTAAAAATATCTCAATCTTCGATCTTGACGGAACTATCATTGATTCCAGCCATCGCCAGATGGTCAAAGCTGATGGAACTCTTGATCTTGCAAAATGGTTTGAGTTTGCAACACCTGAAAAAATCTTCCAAGATAAGGTTTTGCCTTTGGCACAACAGGTTCGCAAGCGTCAAAAGCGTGGTGATTATGTCATGGTTTGCACTGCTAGAAATATGACTGATGCAGATTTTGAATTTCTGCAAAATGAGGGAATTTGTCCAGACAAAATTATCTCAAGACCAGTTGGCAACATGGAGCCTGATGGTATCCTAAAAGCTAAACAACTAAAATCGTTTTTGTCACTCAAGCAATTTGCAAAAGCAAACAAGGTTATGTTTGATGATGCCGCTTCGGTTCGCTCAACACTTCGCAAAATCGGAATATCGGTTATCAATCCTGAAAAAATTGCTAGAAAGGTTGCTTAATGTTTGGGATTATTGGAACAGTTGGCGTGATTACTCAAATGGCTTTATTAGCATTTGGTGCGCCTATTCATGCCGCTTTATTGATCGGATTATGCGCGGCTGTTTGCTGGATCTTTCACGCACTAGAGCGAGGCGATAAAGCCTTGATCGTGACTAATCTTGTTGTTGGAACTTTTGCTTTTATAGGGTTGATGCCATGAATAATCTTGAAAATTACATTGAATTAAACCGCAAAGCCGAGCGCATCCACGAGGAAGGCCGCAAGGTTGCTATCGTTCTGGAAGGTCGGGACGGGGCTGGCAAATCTGGTACAGTTAGAGAACTAACAAGATTTTTGCCACCGTACACATACCGCGTGCAACCCTCTTTCATGCCATCCAAAAAATTGATGCGCGGTTGGCTCAAAGGCTGGTCTGAACTAATGCCAGAACAAGGTCAGATTGTGATCTATGATCGCTCTTGGTATTCTCGCGCATTGCTTCAGCCAGTCATGGGCTGGTGTTCACAACGCCAATATGACAATTTTATGCGCCAAGTTATGATCTGGGAAGAATACGCAGATATTGATTTTATCAAAATCTGGCTATCAATAGACGAAACAAAACAACGCGATTTATTGACACGCCGAGAACATGACCCTTTGCGGTATTGGAAGCACTCACCAAATGACGCAAAAGCCGTTGAGAATTTTGACGCTCTCACAGCCAAAAAAGATGCAATGTTTGATCTTGGGGGTTGGAATATTATCGACATGGGCGACAAAGACCAAGGCCGCAATGCGGTTTTAGATTTGGTTGTCAAATCACTTTAAACCTCAGACTAAGCGGGTCGAAAGACCCGTTTTTTTCTGCCAAAACAAAGACTTACAGCGGCCCGGGCGCAGCCCGTAACCCATTGATTTTATTAGGAAAAAAAGATTAAAAAAAATGATAACCCATTGTTTTTAAAGGAAAAGAAAATGCACTTTTTTTCGTCTCACCCCTTGAAATTTGACCCCATAATCACTATATATAATAGGTAACAAGGAAAACAACTTTAATCTAGGAGATTATCATAATGGCTAAAAATGTAAACTACACCGCTGAACTCACTGCATCAATCATCGAAGATTACCAAAATGGCGTCACTGTTGACGACATCGCGGCATCAATCGAGAAATCGGTGCGGTCGGTTCGTTCCAAGCTCGTGCGTGAGGGCGTATATGTCGCTGCCCCCAAGACCACCACGCGAAAGGCTGATGAGCCAACCAAAAAAGAATTGTTAATCCAGCTCGAAGCTGTCGCCCCTTTCGCGGTTGACGGATTCATGGGCGCAACTAAAGAGGCGATCAATGAAATGCTCTCGTATTTCTCGCAGCATTAAGCCGCGAAATCTGTTAGCCAGAGACTTGAGGGCTTTACGCCCTCAAGTTATCCGCTCAAAAAAATCTTATAAAAGAAAGGCAAAAAATGCGAGACAAGCTAAAATTGATTGCATCGATTGACCGCCTTTGCAAATACCCCATACCACTTTCTCAAAAAATAAGGATGATCAGTTATGACAAAAATAGGCTTCAAAAAATCTTTAAGATCGCCACGGCGTATGAGAAAAACTCAGGCGCACTTTTGCCCAACCACGGGCGTGCTACGGTCAAAAAGAAGCATCGCAGCACTGCATAACAAACAAGCGTTTAATCCAATCAATTCAAAGGGTTAGCGGGGCC